ATTGCTACCTCTATCATCAAAATTCATATTTTCAAATTTCAAATCGTTTGAGTCGTCCATTTCATTTCATCCTTCGATTGCGTTGTTTTAGATTGCCAAAGATTGAAGTCTACCTTTGTTTACGAAATAAACAATTGGAGTTCGGTTGGAGTTAAGCCTCGTAAGTATCTTCCATCGGATCGTCACCTTTGAATCCTCTTTTGCTTCTTTGTTTTTTCCCAGGCTGCGGCGCACCAGTATCAATGTTGTCCATCGTGACTTCATCAGCCTTCTTTTCCTGAACCAGATTCATGCGTTCTCGATAACTCTGCTTCGAGATAGAGAACATATCCAGCGTTCCCAGCTTATAGTCAAAGCCGATCTTAAATGGAAATCTTGAGCGACCATTACGATGTTTGATGACGAACACTCGACCGACTTCAGCATCCTTCTCGATAACCTGCTGGTTGATGCTCCAGAAAGCATCCAAAGGCTTGAACTGGTCAAACGAAGTGCCGATGTTAGACTCGTCGATATATTGGCCTACTTCAAGTTTTGCCGCTGAAGCGTTCGGTTGTACGCAAGTCATAGTGCAATGCCCACGGCTGACACCAAAACCACGCAAATCACGAAGGATTTTATATGCAGATTCATATTTTTTGACATTCGGGTCGTCTTTCATTTCGCCAACATAGTCAATAATGACCAAGTTGGGTTTGAATTTTCGTAGTTCGAGTTGAGCGATATATGCACGGATGCCGTTCACATCCATTTCGCCACCAGGGAACTGCTTGACGTGAAGTAAGTTGGGATCGTCCCAACCCTTCTTAAATTCCTCTACTGTGCGATATACTTCGTCTTTGACGCCACGCAGATTATTGATGTCCAACTTGGCGAACTGCGATGTGAATCGCTGCATGATGCCAAGCTCATCCATTTCCATCGTGAGATAGAGAACCTTATGCCCCAGAATGACATTCTGAACGGCCCCACGCACAAGCGCAAGTGATTTACCTGTTCCGGGCAATCCAATCCACGAAGCGATCTGTCCGTTGAATAGCCCGCCACCAGTGAGTGCTTCATCAATGGGAGCGAAACCAGAAGTGAATCTATCTTTGCCTTCAAAGACTTGATCCATTCTTAAAAACATCTCATCCAAGTTCATGAAGTATTCAACGCCCGGCTCATAACTCCGGTCGATAAGCATTGCTTTTCGCATTTCTTCATAAACAGCAGCCCAGGTTTTTTCAGACTCAGGGGCTTCTGCCATCAGTTCGAGAGACGTACCAAATGCCTTTTTTACAGCTTGTACTTTTGCAAAAAACGTGATTTTATCAATCAAATATTCCCGTGTTTCTAAACCGGGAACATAGTAGTCATAAACAGAATGGAGTTCTGCCAAGAAGTGCAATTGAACACTGGCGTCACGGTCTTTAAGTTTTTCTTTGAGATCATTTTCAATGATCCATTTTTCAGGGATTGCCTTATGAACGGCAAAATGCTTCAACAATATATCACAAATCAAAACGTGTGCTTCGTTGCTGAAGTATCCCGACTCTAGCTTATCCATTGCTTGGATGAGCATATATTGGTCGGTCAACAACATTCCCATCAGCTTTCGCTGAAAGGTGTCGTCCCAGGCAAATTTTACTTTGGCATTAGCCTGTGGGTCGGAAATCGCTTCAAGTTTCGCTTGCTCCTCTGGGGTCAGATCACGCATGTAATGTCATCCATTTACAAAAGGTTTATCTATCCCCAAGGATACCATAACCTCATGAGTTGGTACACCCAAAGACGACTTGTGATCGGTAATAACCCAATCCGTGACGCCCATTTGCAACAGTGGAACTACAAGCCTTAAATTAGGCATAAGCCTTGAATCGTCAAGCACATCCAGAGAATACCAATCAACTTTTTCAGTCTCGCCTTCTCGTGGCTTGATTATTTTTTCATTTACATCCACAGAAAAACAATAAACAACACAATCGACTCCCTTGATTGCGCCGCACAACTTGGGAATAATTGGAGTGCCGTATTCTGGTGAGATTCCAATTAGTCCGGCTTCTTCTTGCAACTCTCGCATGGCGGCATGACCCGGCGTCTCGCCTTTTTCAATTTTGCCACCGACAAGATTCAATCGACCCTTTTGCCATTCGGGACGGTCCTTGAGGACCAACAAAATTTTCCCATCAGGATGTCGAGCATGAACGATGACATAATTTTTCACTTACTTGCCTCCGGTTTTTCGCCTTGCCAAATAGTCTCTGACTTACCTGCCGTATGACAGATATGGCGAGCCATAATGAACAAATAATCGCTCAAGCGATTGATGTAAGGCACGATGAAATCGTTCTGCACGATAAAATCGTTCTGCGCACCATCCTTACGCATGAAAGAGCAGAGCTTACGTTCTACACGACGACATACCGCTCGTGCAATGTGAACTTCGGATGGATAATGAGGAAGAATGAAGTTCTTGAGGTCAGGCAGGTGTTTTTCGAGTTCTAAAGACTTGATTTCCAACCAACGGACATCTTCAAGAGATAATGAAAGTCGATATTGAATGACAAATACACCAAGCTCAAAAATCTTGCCTTGGATCGTCTTCAATTCCTCATCGAATTGTGGATGTAACTCTCTAGTGCGACCCAACCAACAATTAAGTTCATCCAGGTCACCCACGGTATCAATAACAAGATCGTCTTTTGAACATTGTTTATGGATTCCAGCATGAGTCCATCCATCATCGCCGTATCCAGTTGTTATTTTGCCTCTTACTGAATTCAACTCCATCGGAACACTTTATAAAAAAGAAATAGGAAACAGCGTGTCGCATTACTAAAGCATGTTTTTTATCAAAAAACAAAATCTATCTATCTATAACTATCAAGTTGTATGCCTTCGGCGACAGACTACACCGTTCCCTATTTCATATTAGAAACCGATCAAACCGTACCCAAGTAATCGAATTCGGAAAGGCTTACTTGGCCAGATCGGATTGCTTTCTCTCTGGTTATCTTTTTGCCCATGCTTTTCCGGCCATTCCAAACAATAGCTTTGCAATAAGTAGCAAACTTGGCGTCGATCTTCAAGTTTTCTTTCTTATTGGGCCGCTCATCCTTCGGGACAATCTCCCGAACGATTTTTTGGAGTAGCTGCTCTTGAAACGTCCCAAACTTTTGGCGATTTGCGCCATGTCGAGTTCGGTTCGCCCATAAGCTCTCTAACTCTTCTATGATATGTTGCATGAGAGGGTCAGTAGCATATTTTTTTGTAACGGCAAGACATTTTTCAATGTATATCTGTCGCTTGTAATAGCTACCGGCCCGAAGCATAGACATCTGGAGTTCTTGCTTAATATCTTCGGGATCATTGGTGTAGTTGTTGCGAGAGTTCTTTTTCTTGAGTTCGTGAGCGGCGTGCCAACAGAGACGACCGAAACGATGTTCAAGCTCTAGGTACTCTTCTTCGTTGATACTGTAATTTATGCAAATGTCTAACATTGGTCCTCTAGGTGCGGAGTAACTTCAGGTCATCAAGATTGCGACCGGCACGACAAGTTACTCTAAGTCGTAAACCGGGACAAAAATCGGAATCGCCAGTAAGAACATCACGACCAATTTTGTATATGGTCTTCCAGTTCTCCTTCGTTGCATACACAGCGTAACCGTCATGGACGGTGTAGGCGAGATCGGTTTTATCTTTGAGGGCGAAATATAGGTGGGCTAACTTTTCCAGGCACACAACGGATGCTGGTGACTGAACTGCAAAATTTCTGACAGAATATTCTTTGCCTTCCTCGAAGCTAGAGCGGCGTTTGCCAAATATGTCTTTGGCATATCCGAGTTCTTGAAGCTGCTTCTGATAACCCTCGATGAAGGCCAAAGCAGCCGGAAACAAAGCGTCAATGCGTTCTGTAATAATCTCTGCGATATCTAAAGCGACACCGCAGCGTTGACTTAATGAATAAGCCGACTGTCCATATATAACCGGCAGAAAGAATTTTTTCGCCATTTCACGATCATTTTTTCCTTCGCACTTTTTGCCGGTAATCTTCTCGAACAAGGCAAAATAAACATCCGGTTCACGACAAAGCACCATCAAGAGCGGGTCTTGGCTCATCCAAGCCAACATGAAGACTTCCATGCCCTTGTAGTCAAAGACCATGAACAACTCATCGGCTGTGCGAGGCTTTAGAATTTGCCTCGTTTCTGGCTTCATGGCGTGCGGCACATAGCCCTGCTGATACTCGCCAGAACACTTCAGACGGCCATTCTCCTGGCCATTGATCTCGTAATAGGCATAAACCTTATTGCCCAACTGAGTGTTGAGAATACCTGTGGTTTCAAGATGCGGGATAACCGTGGTGATGAGGGGAATATGAACCTTGCGATATACAGACTCAACCTCTTTCCACATACCTGTGGTGATTAAATCTTTCAACCTGTTCATGGCCTCGATCAGTGTTTTGGGAGCTTTGAACTTGCGCCCACAATAAGTTTCGATTATCTTCAAGTCGATAATAGCCCCATCAATGGAATACGACTTGCCAGTCTTGGCCAGAACGAAACTTACAAAGTTCTTCCAATTCCAAGTGACAATCTTGTTGCCCTTGCCAAATACGCTCAATCGAAGCATAGGCAAAAGCATCGGCAATATTTCATCCGTGAGCATAATCGTGACTAGCCCACTCTGGCTGAATATTTGCAGTTCAGGAACAACTACCCGATCCGTGAAGTCAAGAACTTCCGGCTTACAACAGATATACACATTTGGCCCCATCGAATCTGATAGAGCCTTTGCCAGTTGAGAGTGATCCATGTGCCTCAATCATGCGGTTTAGTGCGTGCGTGCGTGCCAACGGGAGGCACATTTCATTTTAAGTATAAGACGCAAACCCTTTGATTGCAAGACTGTTCTGTCACGTTGCCTCTTTGTTTGTTGTACAACAAGCGCTTCTTGTAAATTAGTTTATAATACAAAAAGAGCCTTCTTATTATTGGGATTATCTATTGTAGAAGTAACTGAAATTAGTCACTTATACAATAGCCGAAAAGTCGGCTGTAATCCCAACAATAAGTTAGCTCTAAGCTCTTTCTGATTTACACTCACCCTTCCGGGTAGGCGTAATATAGGTTCAGCGGATTATATCGGTTTCTTTGTGATTTATCCCAGCCTCGATTTATCTGAGCGACGAGGCACGCCGTTGGTGGGTGTTGAATCCTAGCTCTTTTCAATCCTCGGAGATTGCTCTCCGATTAGCCGCTACACGTCGGCCCATTGCCACCTAAGACCTCTGTTGAGGAAGAAACCCTATCCAGTAAATCAGGCCCTCGAACCAATCTGGGGTATTGGGGCTGTAGTGTCTAAGGCTTTCCGAAATCTGAAGAAGTTTTACCCTCGACAGCGATTACCTGTATGCCTTTTTAGGTTTTATGTTCGGTTATTTGGACACGCTTATTTCACCGAACGTGAATATCCTAGACCTGAAGCTCATGCAGATCAAGGCTGATTTCGTGTATTTTTACCGCTTCCATTCATTCGCATCGTTGTTTTTTGTTATAGTTTGGTTGTTGCGCATAAATACGGTAGTGTTATTTTTTTACTATGGAAGGATTCTCCGGTCTTGCTTGTGCATACGAGCTTATGACCGCTGGTCACACTGTCGAAATCTTGGAAGCTCGTAATCGAGTTGGTGGCCGAGTATACAGTCGAGATGATTTCATCTCTGGCATGAACGTCGAATTCGGTGGAGAGCTTATTGGCTCTCATCACCATTGCTTGATCGAATACGCTCGTGAATTTGGTTTGGAGTTTCTCCTTGCCGAAGATAGTGAAGCGGAAACGCCGATCATTTTGCAAAATCAAAAGTTGACGCAAGGTGAATACGAAAATATCAAATCAGAAATATTCAAAATGCAAATTGCATTATCGGTATTGGCTGAAAACATAGACGTAAATCAACCTTGGCTGTCGCCACAAGCTGAATATTTGGACAATATATCCATGCGAGAGTGGATTCACACTCAAGATGCTTCGTCTATTGCCAAATATTTGTTTGATATTCAAGTGTCAAGTGACAACGGCGTCTCTACCGATAAACAAAGTTTGTTGGGCAATATCGTACTCGTCAGAGGCGGTGGTTTCGATAAATTTTGGGCCGATACAGAGAGCTATCGCACAAAGGGCGGCAATCAGCAATTCGCTTTGAAGTTTGCTCAAAAATTAGGCACTCGATTGATCTTGAATTGCCCCGTAGTTCACATCATCACCGAGCCATCCGTCGTTGTTGTTGATGCTCATGGTTCGATCCACGAAGCTGATATTGTCGTATTGGCAATTCCTCCTTCATTGTGGTCTACGATTTGTTTCACGCCAGAGTTGCCTGCTGATTTTGCTCCGCAAATGGGCATGAATATTAAGCATCTCTCGGCAGTTGAGAGCAAATATTGGATCGACAAAAATGTGTCGCAGAATGCAAAGGGTGATAGAAAAATCAATGAAACTTGGAATGGCACAGAAGGTCAGGATCAAACTGATTATTCTGCTATTGTGAGAGCCATTCTCTGAAGTTCATGGATTTATATATTGGGCTTGGCTACCATTTAGATGTGAGGTAAAATGACTGAAAACAAAAAAGAAGAACTCCCGGAGATCAAAGATATGCGTCTCGATGCAATTGTTGACTACGAAATGGATGAACTTGAGGCGAAAGCATATAAATTGTGCTTGCTCTGGCTCGATAGAAGTCGTAAAGTATTCCCTGAATATCAGCATACGACCATGAAGCAGGGCGATCCTCGGAAGTCCCTGATATTCAAAGTCTGCTACAAGCTGGCTCGTGAAACACAGGGCGTACTCGAAGAAAAAGAATATCCCTTTTATGTCCGGGCGCAGCTTGATGTTCTCCGACACATCAATACCGGCAAAGGTCATCCTCTCATCGATACCAATTGTTTGGTGGGAGAAAAAGCCTGGAAGCGGTGGAAACTATGGAAAAGAAAATATGATGCCATCTCTGCGAAACCGTCCGAAATATCCCAGCCTATTGGTCCCGGCGTTATCAAAGCCATCGAAGGACTTGAGCGAACCAAAGAGTTCTTTGCCAAAACTTTTGGTGCCAGTCCAAGTCTTGAAAAGTACCGGGAGTCCTACATCAACAACAACATCTTTCGCTGGGTTAATTTCGGCAAAATCAGTCCGTACTATATTGCGATGTCGCCGCATATTGCGGCAATTCTGAAGCCGGAAGATTATAAAAGAATGAATTTCGATCCTGATCTCTATAAACCGTGCATTACGGACTTAGTTGTCCGTACATTTAGAGATATGTTCCCACACGAGTTCGAGGAAGTCCAATGAACGAGAATGAACTTCGCAATAGGTTGGCTGAATTGGGCAAAGAATATACGCCCAAGCAGGCTCTCGGCATTCTTAAAAGACTACGCAGTTTGAAGAGAAATCTCAATCGCAAGCCCGTTGGTCTTATGTCAAATAAGGAAAAGTTTGATTTAAGACTTCATGCCGCCGAGAGTGGAATTGAGATGACCCCTGATGAGATGAATGATGTCATGGAAATCATTATTCAAATTCAAGAGGCTGACTTTGAATAATTGTTTGGTCTACTTGCCTCTTAGCAGAACCAATTGTGACCTCGCCGATCTTTGGTTCGGCGAGGGCAGAAATTACGACATCCTGGTGAACAATTGGGGCGACTCTGGATTCTTCCAAGATAGGAATCCAGAGTTTTACTTTCAAATCAAAGAACATAAGTTTCGCACATTGGTGAAGCTCTACAGCGAACAATTCAAAGTTATTGGCAAATATAACTATGTGATGTGTCCTGATCCCGACTTGAAGATCAGAGTGGAAGACATCAACAAGTTGTTTGCTATGGCCAAGTTATATGATTTGGATTTATGTCAACCTTCCATTACCGGCCATCTCAACCATCCGTCTTTAGCTCCGATTGAAAATAGAAACATATTGATTAGACACATGAATTTGATTGAGCCAATGTGTCCAATATTTTCTCGTAAAGCAATGATGTCATGTCTATGGACATTTTCTTTGTCTTATTCTGCATGGGGCTTAGATTTCGTTTGGCCAATGATCGTTAGTAATAGCAAGAAGTCCAATGTGGGCGTCATCAACTCACTGAGCGTTGAACACACCAGACCGTGTGTTTCTATTTCTAGTGTTTTTTCAAACGGCAAAACACCTTGGGATGAACATCAAGAAACATTGGCGGCTTTTGGAGTTACAAATACTCCAAGAACATATTGCACTACTCCAAGACTGCTTTCTGCAAAATCCATTTTGATGGGGTGATCGAATGACACAAGCTAACGACAAGCCGTTTGAACAAATAGTAAACGATAAATATGATAGACCCGGTAAACTAGCTGCCATTCAATTGTTGGAGCGAATGGGTTATACTAACATTAAAGAAAACAAAGAATGGCTAAATGGGTTTGTTAACATATTTGATTTAGAAGCGTGGAAAGATGGAAAAAGGATAATCGTTGAAGTAGAAGTCAAGGAAGATTGGGGAACCGTTTGGTTTGAAGATCATCCAAACCAAAAAATGGGATGGCTTGAAAAAGCGTTCCCTTTTCCTTATTCAACGGCCCACTTCCCATATCGCAAAAGAGGCTCTGCCACTAGGGAAATGGTTACTCATCATATGATGATTGGTGGTGATTTCAAAAGAGCCTTTATCATCAAGCGTGCGATTGTTTTGAAATCTAGGATAATAATATGCCGACCTAGAAACAGAAATGGGGAAAAAGAACCTTTTTTTGATCCATGTGTTGGTCAAGGTTATTTTTTTGAATTGCATGATAAATGGATTTTAATCAAGCCAAAGCCCACTCCTGAAATTGACCTTAGTTATCTCCAGTAACGAAATGAAATGTGTGAAGATGCTCGCAAGACTGGACTCAAGAATGGCCTGCGTCAATTGAACGTAGAGGAATTGCTGCGAGTGTTTCTGCATCCCGATCCAATGGTCCTGGATACTTACAACTACGAAGACGGCAAGTTTTGTCCCTTGGCAATCGCCTTGGGGTTGAATGAAAAAATGCCGGACCCCTCCCATGAGAAGGTGTTCGGCACATTGACTGAACTTGGATATAAGGTCTACAACACTCGTGGCATTAAAGGCAAGTTCTATACACGAAATCGTCTCGATGATCTTTTAGAGGCCACCGAGGAAGTGTTGTACGAAAAACTACAAGAAAATAAAGCAGCTTAGTCTTTAAGCTCAAGCAAAGATACATTCTTTGGTCGCAACCAAACCAGCATGTCGTCTTTGCTCTTAAACCCAGAATCTCGAATCACAACAGTC